GTTATTAGGAGTACCGCCTATGCCCACGTTACGATTAAATTGAGCATCACCAGCTTCAGACATATCAAGCTCAAGTGCAGTTATTGTTGAACCACCGTCACTACCTTGAAAAACAATATTTTTATCTGAAACAAGACTTCTAATTGTCAAATCAGAGTTGTTTACATTCAACAATCCTATATCAGTTCCATTATCACTTAAATATACAAGTCCGGAATCCGCATCTAGTTTAATATCTTCGCCAGCATCCAAAGTAATCTTGTCATTAATATTAATAGCTAAATCTTCAGCATCCGTATCGTAGATAAATTGAGCAGCCGTTGTAGCGCTTACACCGCCCATAAAAAATCTAACATCACTGCTATCATCAGCGCCCGAAATTAAAAAATCAGGAGTGTTGCCACTGTTACCTTGGACAATAACATTACCATTTCCATTTGCAGTTAGGCTAAGACTGCCATTTGTATTAGTAACGGTTATAGCATTACCATCTATCGTGATGTTGTCTACAACTACACCAGCGTTAGCAGTGACCACCCCAGCAACGGCAAGAGTAGATGCCATGTCTACAGCACCGTCTATATCCACAACGTCTAGGTTTGTTGTGCCGTCTACATCTGTGTCACCAGATATGTCTAATGCACCTGCTGTAATCGTACCCGTCACATTTGCAGCCGTGGTGCTTAACGCAACAGCCTTATTTCCAATATATCCTGCCATTAGGTTTGCTCCAGAACAGACACAATCGCATCTACAGAAGATGCAGTGTTAGAGGTAACTACGATGGTTTCAGTAGTCTCTGCGATAATCTTACCATCTAATACAGACAACGCTGATCCACCGGGTATTGGTGCATTCTTAATAATAAAGGTTGATGAAAGCTGAACATCTACAAGTATCTGACTGCCCGTCCTGTTTGCAAGATTCAGCCCTATGACTACCGCCGTTGTTGAACTTGGCACCGTGTAAACAGTAGATGCACCCGTGCCTATTGACGCTGTGTGGTAATTCTTAAACGTATTTGCCATGTCTTATCCTAACGCAATCGCCAACGCCAAAGCAGTACCTGCTTGGTCTACATCTAAATTGTTTCTTGCTGCTGATGCAGAAGATGCACCCGTGCCACCATCAGCTACATTAAGATCAACGATACCTGTAATGTTGCCCCCTGTAATTGCCACACTGCTTGTAAGATCAGCCGCTACCGCCGTAATGAAAACAATAGCCGTGCCAGAAAGACTTATCGCATTGTCAGAGTTTGAACTCTCAGTAACGCTACGAGTAAGAGTTGTGCCAGATGTCGTATAGACCCCTGTGCCTATTTCAAAATTTGTATTATCCTCAATACAATACTGCACGGTTTGACCGTTGGTTACACCTGCGCCAGTAAAGGTTTGGAATCCACCAAGAGCAGAACCCAACGTAATAGTACCCGTCCCCGTGGTCGAGGTTGTCATCTTGGCTCTATTGACGAGGACCGCCATGATTATGCAATCCTGATAATTGCAGCACTTGAGCTTGCCGTTGGAAACTGAATGGTAAAGTCACCATTCGATGATGTCTTGTTAGAACCAAAATCAAGAATAACACAAGCAGGGTTTGTAAGAGAACCACCAGATTCATCATTAGCACTAGGTGTACTGTTATATATCATTGCACCTTCTGCCGTAATACTAGAGCTACTAAATGTTAAATCTGCAAAATCTGTGAACGCAGTTGTGCTACTAGTAGTTGGCGCAATTCCAGTAAGGGTGCCGCCACCAGAACTGTAACCTGTACCAGAAACTTGTTCTGTAGTTGTGAAGGCTGTTGAACTTGCATTAAGACTTGCTTGATCAGTATACAACGCTAACTTAAACGTATCTGCTGAGTTTGTTCCAAATCTATGTACTCCTAGCAGAAGCTCTTTTTTAAAAGAAGTACACATAAAATTTCCACTAAAGGCCATATCATAGTCTCCTTATGGCTTCTGCCAAGCTTTCTTGCCCAGCATCCTTGATTGCATTGTATATCGTAGTTCTGTCGCTTTTTATAGCCTCTTTCATGTAAAGAGTAACCACCTGTTGAACAGCGTCCCGATATGCTATTGCTTGATCCCTCAAAGCAGGATGTGCATTTTTAGAAACCTCAACAATCTTTTCCACACACCTAGCCGCCACCTCTTCTGGTGTTTGGCCTCTGTCTTGTGTCGTAACAACAGAAACAACTGGTACGTTCATGTGTGCTTCAAACATTACTCTTTTGGCCTTATAACTTTGCCAACACGATATTCTTGCGTTGTTTCTTTTGCCTCACCAAGCATCTTTAATCCAGACAGACTTTCTTGATATCGCTTATCATACAAAGCCATCACATCTTGTTCCCCTTTCATAAAGATATAAGCTTCTATAAGAGCACCGTAAAGAAGTGCTAACTCTGCATTTTCACTTAACCAAGTAGTCCCACTGCCTGCGCCAGCCGTTAAGCTAACGGGCCTGTAAAAGTAATGTATTTCTACCTGAAGGGCTGCATTAGGTGTAGGGGCAAGAATGAAGTTTGTGTTGTCAAACACTGCATAGTAGTTAGGTAAACCCGTAGTAGCCGGATTTGGCGTATATGTTTGAATAAAACTTACATCTTTTAATTCAATAAATTCGTGGGCACTGCTGTTTAAGTAACTAAGAGAAAAAGGTGCTAAAAAATCAGTGGGTTGTTGCAAATATTTGTTTCCACTTGCCGTTTGACCCGTGACGTTTTTTCTAAAAAAATCAAGTTGAACAGTTTTTAATATGCGTTCTTCCGCAGCCCGTATAAATAAAGCAAGATTAGAAACAAAATTTGTTTCGGTATTCTCCGTATAATCTTGTATAGCACTTTTAAGTTGATCGTATGTAAAACTCATGGCGTGTCCACCGTCACTTGGCCCACTTCCCCCGAAAGAGCCGCGGTATCTACTATCTCACTGGGCAATTCCGCACTATTAGTCGTAGACCAATTGCCGTTGCCCAAATAAACAATTCCATTAGTCGTGCTAACAAGAAACGGGTTTACCGGATTTACTGAATCTGGACGCGGGTCTTTAAGCGCCTCCGGGTCAACTACCTTTCTAAAAGGACCCAGTTGAGGTTGTTTTGCTTCCCACTCATCCGGCCCAACAATAGCCCCTGTCCATTCCTTTCTCATAGTCCGGAGCAAGTATCGAAAACCGGAACGATCTGAAATTCCAAAAGCATGTTTACCAGAAGCAAATTTACTCATTACAACATCCTGCTGTATTCAACAGAAGGTTGAATCTTGAAAGACGCACGATCCCTATCTTCTGTAATCGCCCTCTCAAACTCTTCTTCATAAAGAGCTTTAAGTAATTGAATTTTTTGAGGAGCCCGTTTTAACGATATATAGTAAGCCAACCCCGCGGCTAAACACGGATAAAAGCGAAAAGGCATGTCAAGCGTGTCTACCTGCCCATCCGCGTCATCCATGCGAGTTAGCGCATCATAATAAATTACGTCTGTGCTGTTCTCAGGTAAAGGCCAAACTTTTAAATTTGGTGTAATTTGTCGATCTAAAAAGAATTGACTAGGCCGACCTTGGGTTGTTTTATTAGGGATTGCTAGATAAGTATCACGGCTTATACGTTCCAAGGCATAATCCGTATTACTTCGGCGTATAACCACCCCTAAAACATCAACCACATCTGTAAGCAAATCATACTCACCATCAGCTTGCACCATGGAAAGAGAACGTTGTTTAATAGTCCATTGATTGAGGCCGCGATTAGCCCATTCAGCTAACATAAGATTCATAGAACGTTTAGCCGTCTTTAAATCATACCCTGTTCGCACCTCTAAGCCGCAACGCTCAAAAGCCTCTTCAATGTACTCTGCTACGTCTAGCTCAAAATCTTTGCTTCCAGAAAGTGCCATAGCTTACTTCTTCTTCTTTACCATTCCGCCTTTACGCATTTTTTTAATAGCCATTCCACCGCCGCGCATCTTCTTTACCATTCCGCCGCCGCGCATCTTCTTTACCATTCCACCTTTACGCATTTTTTTCTTAGGACGCATTGCCATTTTTTAATCTCCTATACATTTGATGACGTTGTTCAAATAACTCTTTAGCATTATAATCCTCTTCATAACTTTTATAATACCCTCTTTTTGCAAGTTTGTCTGCGCTTTCTTGCAACTTTGACAATCGCTGCACAAATATCATTGCATACTCTTCTTCCACAAGAGCTAAAAAATCATCACTAGCGTTTGCCACAAACTCATTGGGATCATCATGCGGATGAAAACCCATTAACCAAACGTCTCTATCAATGAACACGCCGTCAGAAATACATTGATTAAGATTATAAAGATAATCGTGAAAAGTTTCGGGTTCTTTTTCAAAAGATAAATCCACTATTATTGCTAGTTCAAAATTGTCATCAAATTGAGAAATTGTAGTATACAGGCTTTGGTAACTTTTCTCATACTTAAACATTAAAGATACTTTGTCATCCATCCATGCTTTTTCTGCAAAGGGACACGCGGGCAACCCGTTGAAAAACGTACTTTTTTGTTCTAAAATTTCTTTCGACCATTGCCAGATTTCACGAACAATGTTTTGTTCTAATCGGGGCTCATAAAACTCTACACGCATCACGCACTCACCGACCCTTTTGTTCTTTTGCGGCGATTTGCCAAAACTACCCCACAACCATTTGCAACTATGCCTTTGCTGTTTGGCTTTGGCGAAGGTCTTTTTGCTGCGGTTTTTGAAATTTCTCCACCACAAGCCGCTTTTTTTACTTTTGCCGCAGGAGTGTTTGCCACCACAGTTTTGCCTTTTGCGCCAGCTTTTTTCTTTTTCTTAGCTGTCGAAGCTCTTTCACTTTGAGACAAACTATTTGCTTTACTCCTTGGCAAACAACGATCCGGATTCTTCTTATCTTTAGACGTACCACACTTGCCTTTAATCTTGCCATCTGTGCCTATACGAACCCAATCCTGTTTTACCCAATCTTTAAGAGCACCCATTATGCAGCCTTACTTTTTTTGCCCTTTGCGCCCTTTGCGTAATTGGGGTCCTTGCAATATTTAGATGCCGCCATATTAGCATAGGCACTAGGATAAGTATCAAAAGTTCGTTGAGCCCACGCTTTTCCGGCTGGACAAATTTTGCTGCCTTTACTTTTTTTAGAAGCTTTTTTGGATTTTCTGTTATAATTTTTTGCCATTACAAAAACCTTTCCGCTATAGCGGCAGCAACAATTAAAGCCGCAATGCCCCAAAGACGCATATCTAACCGCTCCAACTGCTTTTCAATACGTTCAAACCGTCTGTTTGATTCTTGTTCATGTTTTTCCATAAGCATTAACACATCGTCCATTTTCATCAGCACTTCCACCTTTTTCTAGCTTGACGTAACCGTGAATTAGGATTTTTTGCTGCTTTTGGAAACTTCTTCATTTGTCCGGCAGAACGAGCACAAAAAGACTTTCTACGTTTAGCGTCTTTGCTGCCTTTTTTAACTTTTCCCGTTACCGCTGTTTGCAGTTTAGAACCGGGATTCTTTTTACGATAGGCTTTAACCCCAGCCTTTGTCATCCCCGCCCCCTTTTCAGTAGGGCGAAAATTCTTCTTGTTGCGCTTCGGCATACTGTCCTTGCGCTTCTTGTCTTTTTTAGTTGACTTCGTTTTGACTTTAGAAGCCATAAGTCACCTTAACTATAGAATATGGTTAAGGCTGTTACGTTAGTTGCCGTACCTACGTGAATATCAGACGTAAACAAAACCCCCTCATCCGGAATGTTAACCGAATGGGTCTGGTCTTGTGTAAAGTCTAAATCAAGTATGGTTGCACCCCCATTACCGTCAGTCAAAGTTAATCGACCCGCACTACCGCCTATTAAAGCCTGTATCTGACGTAACCGTGCGCGACCCGTAGAGGCCGCGCCCGCGCCCGTCAGACGTTTAGCTCTTACGTCTGAGTTTGCCATACTAGCCCCCTACTACGCTAAATTATTATTTTGAGCATATAGAATAGTAATGCGTACTTCACCCGCGGATGTTGCAGCAGAGTTAGTAACTGTCAAACGAATGTCTGCTGTTCCTGTATCTTCCCATGCCAATGCACCGCCAGATTCAGTAGTCGGATACTTACGACCCGCAGTTGTCCCAATCGCAAAAGTGTTCACAAGAGTGGCTGCACCGCCAACCGTATCGCCAACACTTATGTTAGTCGCCCCGCTTGCGGCTGTAATTACATCCATTACGCAGTCTATAATTTGAGAATTTGCAGGAATTACAACATTTGTTACCGAAGCTGCTAATGCACCGCCAGATAAATCTGCGGCAAATGTCTGAGACATAACAACTTGACCAATATTAGAAATGTTAGAACCAAGCGTAGTGCCTGTTGTATGCCTGATTGTTCCGGCCTTTATCGGGCCCGAAAAAGTAGATACACCCATATTAATCTCCTGTCTTGGGTTAGTCAGCCACTCAATGTGGCTGTCAGGGACATTTATAGTATACAGATAATAAAACAAAAAGAAAGGGGCAACCGAAGTTGCCCCCATCAAAGTTGGGAGGAAGAACTAATGAAAAAACATCAGTGTTCTTTCTCTATAACACACTTTACGCTCCGGGTGTACCAAAAACGCATCGCCAATCAGAAACTCCGAAAGAATAACGTTCGCGAGCTTTAAAACGCATGTTTCCTGTGTCGAAATCACCTTCCATCGCAGTCTTGATGGGCGCACGGTTAAAGTATTTAAAACCGTTTGGCGCATCAGTCTTTATAAAATACGCATCCGTATCTGTGAGGAAGTGGTTTACCACCGCACCCTCTGGAAGCATACCCATACTGCGCATAGCATTGGTATCATTGTCCGCTGTGCCCGGACGTAGATTTGAATTGAGTACACGTTCTGCGATAAATTGAAGCTCTTTTGGAATAACAAGCTTCATACCGCGAACGGCAATCTTCAAACCACGCTCATCCGTAAAACCCGCAATGTCGATCAACATCTGTTCCAGTGACGTTTCATTAAGATCAGCCGCTGTACCAAGAACGTTGTTCTGGTTGCCAGACAAGGATGGGTGAGCATTTGAACATAGAGCAGCACCATCACCAATCGCATTAGCACCTGTATTAAACGCATTGTTCAATATAGAAGCCGCTTTGATTTGCTTTGTCTGCGCCATAGAGCGAGCCAGAGCTTTGGTGTAACGAGATGCCAGACGATCATAAAGATTGTCTTCAATTGCTTCTTCCGTAATCGAAAACGCAAGAGCAATCGTCTCATGTGTGTAACGCGCAGTGTAGGTTTCCTGTGCATCGTCAAAATTGATGGTCGCGCCTTCACTTTTAACAGGTGCCGTGGAAAAACCACCGAGCATAACTTCCTCTTCGAATGCACGATCCGAAGATTCTTCTTCAAAGATTTCGGCATGTTCGTTTTCATAACGATCATACTCAAGTCCGAACAAGGCGTTAAGGCCGGGTTCCAACTCTTTCGCTAATTGTGCGCGAGAGATAGCCATATTTCAGCCCTCCTTAAATGCCTGTTGACAACGAGGTAGTTTGCGAAGCCGAAGCCGCAACTGGCGCGTTGTGGTGAAAATTAAAACGAACAACAAAATTTACCCCTGCCGCCGTATAATCTAAGTTTGCCTCATCTTGAGACAAACCCACTATACGCATGAGAAGGGTAGCTGTTGTAGCCGCTGTTGAAATGTCAAGTTCCGCAGTAGAACGACCATTAGTCGTAGAACCAGACGTTGCTGTTGCTAGTGAGCAGTTGGCGAAAACGTCAGCCAACGCCGTAGCGCGGTCTGTCGTGGCACCGTCTGCTGCTACCATAAACAACTGTCCGGGGTTATCTGCTACAAAAGCTTTCACAGGGTGGTTCGTATCAACGCTAGCGTTGTTTGAACCGGGCCAATAGTTCTTAAAAACAGGCTTTTTTGAGGAACTATCAACATATTCTACGCCCATTAGGACTCCAAGCGCAGGAACCGTACCACCATTGGCATTGCCAACAATATCAATTACACCCGCTGCAAGCGGAATAACTGGAGAATACTGATAAATAGCATTCGTATTGTTGGTTGCAATCTCATACTGAGTTACACCAGTGGTATTGTAAGCTGCACCATTAATCCCGATAGGACGAAGACCAAAGGCAGTATCTTGATTTGCCATTTTTTTTCTTCCTTATCAGGGCGACCCTATCATCTTCTAGGACCGCCGAAGGTTACACGAGATTGACGATCCGGTTTAGAAATCGTCATGGTTGAATGTTGATTTTGGGCCATCAATTCAGAGTCAATTGCTTCAACTTGATCCGCATTACGTGCTTGATAGTACGCATTACGCTCTTCCGCTGTCTCATCTGGTATCCGGGCCAAAACTAAACCACCTACACCAAAAACACCTTCATATTTACCTGATTCAACTACCGGGGCCTCAAAGTCGGGGTATTCGTCCTTACGAACCAATTCCCAACCTTCACGCATTTTTGCGCTGATGTTTTTGGTATCGTCAAACCCACGCGTTTCTGCGCGTATCCAACGATTCCTAAACCCATCCGGTGCAGGCGGTGCATCTAACATAGAGGGGGGAGACCACGGCCTACGCTGCGCCGTCTTCTCCCTCGTTTCATTTGCGCGAGGAGTTCGCTTTATTGTATCCGTCATGGCTTATTCCTTCACGTGTTTCGCGTATGCTTCTAGCGGCACACCCAATTTTTTCGCTATTGCGACTTGGCTAGGGGTGAGTCTAACCTTTTTCCCACTACTGCGCCCAGAAGTTCTCGAAACCCCAGCAACCGTCTGAGCGGGCCGTTTACTGGTAGCTTTTGCGGGCATATTAAACTTTTCGTTTATGCGCCGATCAAGTTCACTATAATACTCATCGCTTGTCGGGTCAAACATCTCTTGCTCAACAAGCCGTTTATGTATCCCAAAAGCAGCAAAGGTCATGGCCTCATCCTGACCAAACCAATCATTTTTTTGAGCCCACTGTTGCGCTTTTGCATCAGGTGGTCGCATTTGAGGTGGTTGCTGTGGCTGCGGAACAGGTTTTTGCTGTTGCTGTTGTGCCCGCTCCTCTTGCTGCCTTTTCGCCTGAGATAACCGATCATTTTCAATAGAAAGCGTTGCAATTTTTTTGTTAGCTTCTACCGCGGCGGTTGTGTCTCCAAT